TATGTATGTATGTATGTATGTATGTATGTATGTATGTATGTATGTATGTATGTATAAGCTTACTATGCTTACGCATACTTTGCAATAGTTTTTTTAATTTATTTTTCATTTTTTTCATCAATTGCCTCCTAATTACCACTCATCAACTTTTTCAATTCCAAGAAAAATACCATTTGGAAACATGATACCATCCTTGAAAATTGCAAAGTTTGTTTGACCTTTAGGTCTAGTATCCAGACCTTCAACACTCATCAATTTATCAACAGCAACGAAAGAAAATTCATATATCTTTTGATAATTCCATTCTCCATTGCTAGTTAACGGATTTATTAAAGTTAAATCACTAACTGAATATGAATTACTCTCTAATACTGGTGTAATACTAGTTGCACCAATGGTCCAATCTGAAGTACCTTTCTCCCTGCACTTCCATGTAATACTCAATGAATTACTTGAAGAACCAAATGCACCATTAAAATAACTTCCACTTAAATCAACTTGCATTCCAGTTCCCGTTTGACTTGGTTTTTTAGTAGTTGCATTAATGCTTAAATTAATGTAATTAACTCTCTTAAAATAATAACTTTTGCTACTATTTGAAGATTGAAATACTAATTCTTTTGAATACCCTCTAGTATCTTCAATTCTTATAGTATAAGTATTATTATTAGGTACTAAAGTGTACTTTGTTCCTAATGTTTGTTGTACACCGTTTACAAAAACTTTAGATATTTGAGCACTATTTTTAGCTGAATAAGTTAGATTAATTTCAGCGATAGATTTATAATCAACTAAAGTACTATTTGAACCAGTTAAAGCAATTGTAGATGAATTAACATCTTTAATCGTGCCATCTAAATTAGGGATACACCTACTCTCAACACAATAAATTGTTATTTGATAAGATTTTGTATCACCTATTTTTGTTGACCCACTATAAGTTTCCAAATATAGAGTGCCATATCCATAGTTTGTTCTAGGTATTTGACTATAAAAACTGCTAGGAATAGTCCAACTACATGAACCTCCAGCATTAGTTGCAATTACTCCAGATAAATTACCAAAAGAATAAAATATCTTATGTGTAAATGTATCACTATTTCTACTAATGGAAATATTTAATGTATCTTCAATATAACCATTACCAAAACTCATACTTGATTCACGAGGAATATTTATTAGTGTGGTCCAATCAGTTGGTATTTCACTTGTAGGTGGAGCATAGTTATTAGTTTGAACTTTTGTAAAGACCGCTTTAGCATATCCCTTTAAAGTACCATCTCTTTTATGGTTAACATTGATTGTACCACTAGAATAATATGTAACACCTCTTGTTGTACCAGTAATTATTTTACTAGCTACAAGAACTCCACTAGAACATTCATTGTCATCATACCAGTAAACATTTAAAGTATTATGTCCAGTACCAGAGTATCTTATATCTTTTGCATACAATGAACCGGTAATACTTATTGATGATGTATTATTTGCTTTATCAGTACTAGTTTCTTCCCATGATATACCGAGTGTATATGGATAAGCACTTGATGCTGGAGCATATATTTTTTTACTATTTGCATTACTTGCCATTAACTATCACCTCCCATAAAAAAGAAACCTAATCCATAACCATAGGTTTCATCTTCTATAATTTCTAATCGCCAATCCCCTTCATCGTGATTATTACCTATAGAAAAATAAACTTTCGCCCACATGTTAGCAACTCTAACAATAGATTTAAGTAATTCTTCATCATAACCAGCAAATAATAATTCACTATCAGATTTACCACTTTTATCAATTACTTTAATACCATTAGTATTATTTACGGATTTAGTGGGCGAATTAGTATCATCTATTGACATACCATTATTATCAAAAGTAAAGCCTTTTTCAGTTTTTACTTTTGATACTCCATTTTCTAAAGTTTCATTAATAATCTTTATAGAATCTGATGTTGATGTTTGCAATCTCTCAACAGATTCTCTTATTTCTTTTATGTCATTAGAAGTTGCATTATTTGATATCTTGTCATTTAATTCTTGATACGTATTACTAACATTAGTCGCTATATTATTAACATTAATAGTTAATTTAGCTAGACTTTTACTTGTTTCATCAATATTTTCAACGGCTATATCAACTTTGCCATTTACTTCATCAATTAAACTATAAGCTCTTCGTAATTTTTGATTATTATTCAATTTTTTTACATCCATACTATTTTTAGCCTCTTTAATTTGAGTATCATAATAACCATAAAAGCCACTACCAAATGTCCAACTCTTTTGACAAAATGTTACTAAATCGCCAATTTGAATAATATCACCAGTATCTATTGAAGAATCTCCCCAAATTCTAACTTTAAGAGATTGAAAATTAATATTTTTTAAATTATTGTAAATAGTATCTACCTCTTCTTGAGTACAAGAAAAATAATTGTCTTGAGATAAATAAACAACTACACCAGTACTATTACCAGCATTAAAACATTGCGTTGCATTTTGATATGTAACACCAGTTATTGTTTTTAAATCCCCTTTAATTGTTTCTCCTCTAGTACTTGTCGGAATAACAACTTTATCTACACTTCCAAAAGACTTAATGTAAAGTTTGCCATCTCTACCTATTTTAACAAACCCACCAGCTCTTTCTGCACAAAAGCTTAACCAAGATACACATGATAATTGATTATCATAAGTAGCTACTATTTTATTAGAGTTTATAAATTCTGTACTGCCTAGTTCTATACCATAAGTAGTACAAATTAATTTAACTAGTTCTAATCTAGTAAAATCTTCATTGTCTATTTTTTCGCTAAAATCAATAGTAGTCTGAATTAAATCGTACAATTTATCATATAAAACAAATTTGTAGACATAATCATCTTGTGAATCCAATAAGTCTAAATGAACAAAAAAATAACCAATTGGTATGGTTACTTCTTCGTTATTTATTGTTACTACTTCTTCAAAATAAAATTTACTACCTTCACTTATGGTTATATTAGTAAAAGCATCTTTATCAATTTCCATTTCAACAGAACATAAAGTTGCACCGCCTAAAGAAAAGAAATCATCAGAAAAACAATAATCATCTAATTTAAACTTTTTTAGATATTTAGTATTAATTTCAGTATTATCCATACTTATTTTTAATCTATGTTTTGTAGTAGATTTATAAATATCAGCATAATAATTTTGATTATTTATTTTATACATATTATTGCCCCTCCACTGGTTCTTTCTGACTTGCAGTAAATGAAACTTTCCACTTAGTTTCTTCACTTTCTTCTTCATCATCAGTTGAAATCATTTCGCATGTTCTTTTAGCACATCTAAAATTTGCAGTTAACAATTTACCGCCAAGAATTGGACACTTAATCGTTAATGGCATTGGATTAACCCAAGTATAAGCCATTATAGTTTCAGCTTCTTCTTCGGTTAAATACGACCATGAAACAGATAAACCAACTAGACCTTTAGCTAAAGTTTTATCAATCAAAGATGCTGTGTCTTGTGATCTGTAGCTATCTAAATCAATATCATCTATTTGCAACTTAAAAGAAGATGGGGACTTCATTAAATCCCCATTACATTTCATTACCATTAATAAGCACCTTCCTTTATAACAGAAACACCTTTTTTAGTGCTTTTCTTATTTATATAATCAATTGAACCATCATAGAAGTTATCACCAGCAACGTCTACAACTAATCTTTCAACTCTAGTACCTCCAAATTCAAACTCTGATAAAGTTTCTCTAAATGCTTGTTTCATTATTGAAATTGGTGATACAATTTCCGGATTTGTTTTAGCTCCAGAATACTCTGCAATTTCAGCAATTAGCGGTTCTGTAGCAACAGTACCATCTTTAAGTCTAGGTAATTTAATATCATCACTCATTTTGAAATTAAATCCCCATGTTTCTCCGCCTATTTTGGGTACCCAATCTGGAATATCAAAAGATAATTTATTTAGTGATTTTTTAATAAAGTTAAAACCATGTAAAATTGCATTAACCATACTTTCAACACCAGCTAAAATTAAATTTATTGGTGTTTTTATAATTGAGCCTAAAGAATCCCAAATACCTTTAAATATTAGTTTTACACCTTCCCAGGCTTTTTTCCAGTCTCCAGTAAAAACACCACTAATAAATCTAGATATACCTCTTACTACATCGATTATTCCACCAATAATATCACATAAACCTTCAATAACAGGTTCTAATACGTTTTCTATAATTCGTACAACCTCATCAATAATAGGTTTTGCTACTCTCCAAATATCTAATATTGCATTAGCAACATCCGTTAAAGCTGGCAATAATTTATCATCAATAACTGGTTTAACATATTTGTTATACATTTCTAGCAACCAATCACAAATTTCTTTAACATAACCAAATATATCATCAATAAATCCAAATACTTTTTCTAAAGCTAATTGGAAATCATCACTAATAGTCCATTTTAAAATACTATCAGAAATACTTTTTGCAAATTCTGAAATGTCCTTAAATGCACTAAGAATACTATTTATTGTATTTTTAAAAGTATCACTTACAGTCCATTGTTTGAAATAACCACCAACTACATTAATTGTTTCCATATTTTGATTAATAAAATCAAAAATATTTTGAATAATTGAAGTTCCTAATCCAGCATTATCCCAAACTTCACTTATGCTTTGCTTTATATTTCCAATAATATCAAAAATATTACTAAATCCAATAAGTAAATTATCAACAAAATTTTCTCCAGTACCATTGGTCCATACTTCTTCAAATGAAGAACCTATTGACTCAATAAGTGATTTACAACCTTCAAAAGCATTTTTCATGCTGTCTACAGTCTGAGTTCCATATTTATCCCATGATTTTTTTATTGGAGCAAATAGTTTATCCAATTTCTTTTTTAATTTACTAACAAAATCATCTAATTTACTTGAATCAACATCTACAGTAGAAATTAAATTGTTATCACTACCTTTACCACTAGATAAATTACTAATATCATCAATCGCACTTAAACTTTTTGATTTACTAGCACTCTTATTTTGCTTATCTAATGCCTTTGCGTTAGCTCTTGCAACCAAATCAACACCAGTTAAAGCTTTAATAAATGCTGCAACATAACTAGTTGCTTTAGCAAATAGATTAGCAACTAACTCTAAAGCTGGAGCTAATAAGCTTCCTAATGTAGCCCATGAGTTTTGTAAACTTTTATTAAGTTCTTCATCAAAACTCAAGTAAGATTGGGCTGCTTTACTAACAATAGTAAAGGCAGTTCTAACACTAAGTAAAGATAAGGTAAATCGCTTTATACTTTTAAGCCCATTTTTAAATGCACTTGAAAAATCTATTTTTTTAGTAGATTTTGCAATTTCATTTGACTTATTTTTTATTAAATTTAATTTACTTAAAAATTTTTTTACTCCTTGAATTGGTTTTTGAAAACTACTTTTTATTTCTTCAATTTTCTTTCTTACTTTAAGACTTGTATCAAAACATTTTTCCCATAACATATCAAATGGTATAGCTATAGAATTTTTTATATTTCCCATTGTTCCAAAAGCATTTGATAATGAATCTTTAATAGAGTTGATTTTCTTTAAGATTGGGATTTTGCTTATCCAATTTTCAGTATTTACTTTTATATCACTTAATGAAATTCCAATTTCAGTTTTCATTTCTTTTACTTTTGAAATAGCATCAGATGTTGCTTTATCAATAATTTCATTTAACTTTGTTGTACCTGGGAATTCCCTAGATATAGTAGCTAATATATTTTGCCATGCCTCTCTAAATGTGCTTATTTCTTCAACAGCATCTACAACAAATGATTTTTTATCATATTTAGGGGCTTCCTCTACTGGTAGACTAGGTGTTTCCACAAATGAAGTTTGTATATTTTGTAAATTAGGTAACATACTTTCTATTTCAGCAAGTTTAATCACAATATCATCAAATACTTTTTCATCTTTTTCTGATACCATATGTTTATCATCAAAAAGACTATCTCTTTTTGCTTTTAATTCATCCATTTTTGCTAATGCTTCATCCATTGACATTTTTTCAACATCAAAATTTAAGAAATCAGTATTAGAAATATGTTTAACATTATCAACAGCATCTGTTAACGCTTCGATTTCAGTCTTATATTTTTCAATATTTTCAGCTTGAAATCCACTTATGCTTTTTAATTTTGATAGATATGCTATTTTGTTTTCTAATTCTGCAATTCTATCTTTTGCTTCATCTATACTTATTGTTATTGCAACAGGAGTAGAATTAATTTTTGCTACTTCTTTTTTAGTTTTATCAACAGCATTAATTACTATTTTATTATATTTTTCCATAAATTTTTTAGTAGCATCAGAAAAAGTAGATGAAAAATCTACTTTTACTTTTGAAAAATCTATTCCAGTCATGGAAGTTTGCATTGATTTGGCTTGAGTTTTAACTTCATTTACTAATGCTTTAATGTTTTTCATGGCATTATCGACATTAGCTTTAACAATTATTTCTAATTCTTCAACTGTCATATTATGCACTTCCTTTCAAATTATTTCATTGATCTTAATATTCTTATTTGTTCCTCTGGTGTTTGAACTTTTTTCTTATTTTCTTCATCAAATAGCTCTTTAAAAACATCATAAATTAAAGATTTGTTTTTTGGATTTTTCCAGGACATAGCTTTAATAATTTTGTTTCCAAAACCTTCAGCTAAAACAATAAAATCTTTATTACGATTTTTATAAGCTTCTTGATTTGCTTTAACAAACACAGTTAATTCTCTATAAGTTGAGTTCCAAAATTCACTTGGCATCATGCCAAATTCATAGCACTTTGGTTCAATTTCGTATATTAAATCAATAAAATCTCTTTTATTTATGCCTTGTAACCTCTGAATTCGTTTGCTACCACTTCGGTAACCGCTTTTTCTGTTGATGAATTGATTATCTTCTTCATATCGAAGCCCACTAATGGATCGTTCATCATCCTCTTCAATTCTTCCTTGGTCATTTTCTTGTTGAAAAAACCCATATCATTAATGAATTCACCAATGTCTTTCAATAAATCTTCATAACTTTTATTATTTTCGATTCTTAAATCATCAATAAGGTCATAAGTATCGTTTAAATTAGCTAAACCTTTACTTTCCCCTACTGGTTCTGCAAATGAAAAAATAATTGTTGCTAACCCTTTAATGTCTTTTTCACTTAATACAGAGAAAAAATATTCATTCAAATTTTTACATTTATTTTCTTCAGTAATTCTTACTATTTTTCTTGTTGTTGGTCTTAATTCAACTTCTCTTTTTTCAGTTTTTAATATCATTTTTATATACCTTCCTTTTATTTTTATTAATTAAAAAAAGAGGGATTTCCCTTTTTTCAGAAATTAGATTCCTGATGTTGTAGGAAATCCCTTTGATTCTTGTACTTCGCTGCTTCTATAAAGTGTTAAATTTTCTTTTAACATATCATCAATAGCGATTGTATCCATACCTAAATCACAATCAGCAGTAAAGTAAAACACTAGTGGTTTTCCTGTTGCTTCGGCTGTGCTATCAGGTAATTTGATGAACCAATAACTATCTTTATTGGCATCAGCTTTTGCTTTTAACGTATCATGTTGAGTTTCAGTAAACAAAATAGGAATAGTTAAAGTTTCAGCTTTTCTACTACCTTTTGCTTGTTGTTCTTCTGATAAGTCTAAAGCATTATAAGTAATCGCTTCTTTTGCACTTTTTAAAGCAGGTATTTCTTGAACATATGCAACTTGAGTCTTTTCTCCAGTTAGAGAATCTGCAACCCATAGAGTTGATAATGTAGAAACTTGGGGTTTAATATTTGCCATATTTACATCATCCTTTCATTATTTCGTTCTATCAAACGAATTGGTCAACCCATTAAAAAACACCTCAAATGACCTCATTCTGCGGTGTTTATTCGTGATTTCATCATGCATTTCAGTAGGATTACCTACTGGAGCAATATTAAGCTCACGTAACTTAATTATTATTTTATTCATTAAATTCATTGTTTCGTATTTACTAGTTGCCCAGGCTTCAAGATTAATTTGAAATCTTGTTTGAACTGGCACGTTATTTTCACAAAGCAAAATGTTACTATAAGTATTGTTACATACTACGCAAGGATATTCTGCTGCAATATCTGGATTATCCAGAAGTACATTTAATTTTAATTCCTCAATCTTTCTTACAACTATCCTAGTAAAATCTTCATCACTTATTTCGTACATAATTCCTTTACCTTTCTTTTTAATTCTTCACTAATTATTACTTTTGCATTATCTCTTAAATAAAATGCTGTAGGTCTCATGAATGGATGTGCAGGTTGTGTGTACATAATGTAAAATTGTTTTCCATCAATTACAATTATTCTACTTGCTCCAAAATCTCTTGGAGCTTTTTCAACTGGTAAAAACCAATAAGAATAACCGCTTTTAACAAAGGTTTTAGTTTTCCCTAGTTTTTCTAACTCTCCGAGTCTACCAGTACCATACTCAATCATAGGAGCATAAGACTTATATGTTCCACTAGAAAGTGGCATATTAGTTTTTAATTTACCTATAACTTCATTCTTTTCTTTGGTAATCTCAAAAGGTATTTTACTAGTATCCTTTGAACCTATTTTATTATCAAGTGCTTTTTCTTGAGCTTTTTCCATAACATCATTCATTGACTTTTCAGTATTAGTTATCATTTGAGTTGCAATCTTAGTAAGTTTATTACATAATGAATCTAAAGATTTTTGATTAAAAGAAATATCTATCATTTCTGAAAACTTTCACAAATAATTAGATGAGAATTACCAACAATAGTATGAGATATAACAACATACGGCGGATATATAGGTTCTTCCAATTCATCGAAAGACACCCCATCGCCTTTTTGAATATCTACATCTTTTGTAGTTCTTAACTTTACTCTTTCATAATCAATAACACCAGAAGATTTTTTGTCTAATTCATTAATGTCTTGTTGTTTATTTAAAAGATACGAAATCTTATATTTCCACTCATTTTTTACTTCCCCATCAATTTTTGCCTTAACGGGAGTATAAAAATAACATTTAGATAAATTTATTAATCTCATGCTAGTTTTCTTATAGATTTTATATCCTTTTTCAATTTTTCTTCAATATCCAAAAATGAGTCAGATAATCCACCTTCACTATTAGAAGAACTTGCTTCTTTACCTCTACGTAAATATGCCATAACCACAGCAGTATTTACATAAGGAACTAGCTTAATATCAGATAGTTCTCTATTAGAAGCATTAGATGCAATTTCTAAATAATAGTCGACAAAATTATTAATTACGTTTTTATCAGTATTAATATAATTATCTCCGAGTTGGAGAATAATTATTTCTACTAATTTAGCTTTTGCTTCATTGTTCAACTTTTGTTCCCTCTTTTACTGGAACTTTTTTAGATTCTTGTTTTTCATTTACAAGTGAATAGTTGCCAGTAGCCATCATACTTTCATAAATACTTTGAGAAACAATATTATAAATTAATCCAGTCTTTTTATCTTTTAATTTCATAATAGACCTCCTTATTGAATTACTTCTCCTTGATCTTCAGTAATTTCTTTATCTTCTTCTTTTTCCTCATCTTCTACTACTATTTCTTCGTTATTTTCTTCTACTACTTCTTCACTATCTTCTACTACTATTTCTTGTTCTGGTTCTTGTTTTTTAGTTTCTTTTCCTTTTTTAGTTTCTTTTCCTTTTTTGGTTTCTTGAGTACTTTGTTCTTTTTTAGTTTCTTCTTTAACTAACACATAATTGGAATTATGAGAAAAAGCAAATAATTCTGTATAATTATTTGCCTTAACTCTTTTTCCAGTTGCAATTTCTTCAAATATCATTAATATTAGCCTAAAGAAACTATTTTAGCAATAGCAATTTCTTTATGATTAAAGTAATTACCACTACCATCAGAAGCTAAATCCCAGTTTGCACCATCAGCTAATTCAGCATCAGTTGGAGATGAAGAAACTTGTTTAGCCTTTTGATAACTAAAACCATATGGAGCAATAACTAATCTTTCACGAGAATATAAAACATCTTTATCATTATCTGCATCTCTATCCATTTCATATGGAACTCTTGCACCAATATCTTCATAATCAAACATACCATTACCAAGAACGTAAGTAATATAGTTAGTAGTAGTTGTTGTAACTTTTTGTTCTCCTTCTCCAGTTTCAGAAGTAATTGTTTCAGTAGTAATAGAGTCATCAACTAGTACTAATTTACCATTCCATGTTGCAAGATTTAAATCTCTTTCAAGACCATTTGCATCATTTTCTTTAAGATAAGTTAGTAATTTTTGATTTTCTAGTTCTGTTGCAACAGTACTATTCATAACTACTAGTGCAAATTTTGCTTTTCTATCACCACATGCTTTTTGAATAGCATTATTTAAAGTTGTAGTAGAAACTTTTGATACTGTTTCTTTAGTAATATCAAATGTGTGTTTAGAAGCAAATTCTTTACCAGCAGAAGTTGTTGATGCAAATATACCTTTAATAATAGAGATTAAAGTATCTTCGTTTGCACTATCCCAATAATCACCTAGTTGAGTACCAACTTGAGACATGAAATCTACTTTACTAGTGATATCATATGAGAAATCTTTTTCTGCAAATTTTTCCTTTCTACCAAATACAACAACACCACGTTCAAATGTATTTAGTGATTTTTCATCTCCGTATGCTGTTACACCATCATAGTTAGCTGGTGTACCAGTCAAACGACCATACATAGGGATAATACCATATGCACTACCAGTTTGAGAGCTAAACATATTTTTAATATCTTCATTAGATTTAAAAATGCTTGCTTTAATTAATGCATTTAATCTAGACTTTGGTACAGTTTCCATGTACTTAGCAAAAGCTTGTGGATTAAATGATTTCTTATCAAATTTTGCCATTAACCATCATTCCTTTCTAAATAATTAAAAAAACACCTAGTTGGCATCTGGGTGTTCTGCATAATATTTAGCGATTTCTTCGTAAGTCCTACATTCATGTAATTCTTTTTGAATTGTTTTATCGCCAGTTTGTGGAGTAGCTTCTTTCGAATATTCACTAATAGCTTTTTCATGTATTTTTTTAGAAGCATTAGCAAATATGTCAATTTTACTTTTTATACTTTCTGCTGTTTCTTTAGAATAATCTAAAGTTTGCATTAAGTCTAAATCTACTCCTTTTTCACTTGCTTGACGAATAGCTTCATCTTTTAATTTATAAGCATTAAGTTCACTTTCAGCTGATAAAGCTCTCTTATTTGCTTTTTCAATTTCATAATCTTTTTGTTGATCAGCATCCATCTTTGCAAGTTTGTCAGCTTCTGCTCTTTGAGCTTCTTGCTGTTTTTTTACATCAGCTAAAATAAGTTCTTTTTCATGAGCTTTAATTCTTTCAACTTCTTCCCTAGTAAAAAGTCTTTCCTCTTTTTTAGTTTCAGTTGTAGCTGGTGTTTCCTTATTTTCGGCATTAGGATTACCTTCATCCTCTAAATTTTCAGCAAATAATTGAATATCTAAAGGCATAAATTTTTGAATATCTTTCATATTCTCCTCATTTCTTATTTCGGTTAGAAATTTAACCAATTGCCCGTTTCGGTGGAGCTTACCAAATTTCCTTTTTTTTAATGCTACTAGGATAAAAGGCATAAAAAAACTCAGATATTATCTGAGTAATTTTAATAGTGCTTTATAGGCACTGCATTAATAATATAACAATATTACTAATGCACTACTTATAAAGTAGTGTCGTCTTCAGTTTTTTTTGATTCCCCTTTAAGAAATTTAATAAAGTCTTCAACGTAGTTTGGATTTGTTTCTTTAGCTAATAATTCTCTACCTTCTTTTAACATATCTTCCCATTGTTTTTCAATATCCGTATCATCAAATCCTTTTGACTTTTTTTTCTCTTCCATATTCCCATCCTATCTTTCTAAAAAATATACTATATGAACAATGTGTATTATTATTAAAGCTTAAATGTCTATCAAATATTTCATCATTAATATCTGTTAAGCATTCATTGAAATACTTATTAAATGCATCTTGATTTTCTCTTGCCCTTTTCAACATTTCAACATCAGGTTTTAAATAATAATTATATTTTTCAGTTGTTACTATTATACCACCGATTCCATTATTTTCAAGAATCATATCTATATCACCTCTGGAAAATGTACTATTAGATGGATGATTATGTATAGCAATAATAGTATTATTATCTAATTCTGTCATTAACATTTCTTGTTCTTCTGAAAAATTAACTTTATATCTACTTTTATCAGTAGATATATTTCCAATAGGTTCATAAGTTTTCATATCAACTAGTGATAAATTCTCAAACCCATTTTCTTTATACTTTTTATAAACACTTTCGCATCTATCATTTAATTTTTGTGGAATATTAATTAATGGAATTACTTTATCTAAATCTTCATCATCCTCATATAACACTGAATCATTAAAAGCTAACTTGCCTATTCCAAATATATCACGTTTTAATTCCTTTATATCTCTATCAACTTGATAACTAAGAGTACTATGACACCAATGAAAATGTTGATTAATCGGAGGTAAGTTTATACCAGGTACTAAACCATTAACTGATACCTCTTCAATAACTAAATCATTTTTAGTTCTTCCCATAGGTCTTTTAAAAGTATTATTGCTTCTAGTATAGAATATCATGCCATCCATATACTTACACATTTCAGTTACGTTTTCACATAGGTCTGAGATAAATACTACTGGTACATCTTTAAATTCACTAGCCTCTAAATAAGCATCATTACCAAGTGCAGTTGTATATTTATCAAGTCCACCACTATACTTATCATCAGAAACGGAAATAAGTCTATTTCGTTGCATATCTAATATTTGTTGTATTAGCTTACTATAAGCATCTAACTCTTTTCCTTGTTGCAATAGTATTAGATATTGTTTTAATATTTCTTGCATGTTAGTAAGAACTAGAGCATCTATATAATTTTGCCATATGTAACCATCAACTAACATTATTCCGAAAGAACTTAATATATAAGCTGGAATTATACTTTTTTTCTTTTTCTTCAATTCTTCTCTACCTTGATTGTAACAATCTAATGCCACATTTGAAAAAAGAGTTTTGATTTTAAAATCTAACTCTTCCTCTTCTTCGGCATAAGCACCATATAACAATATCTCAATCAAATCTCTATAAGTTATTTTTCCTTTCATGAGTTCTTCAACTCTAAATTCAAAATAACCTTTATAAATACCCATCTTTTTCCATTGATTAATTTTTCTTTTTAATCTTTGTTTATCATTATTTGATATAGTCTTATACAGCTTATTATAAGTAATATTGTATGATGTAAATATTTCTTGCAATTTATCTTGAGTTTCTTTATTTAACTTGTCATACTCTTTTCTAAATTGTTTTAATTCCTTTCTAGTATAATCCCATCTTTTATTAATTATCTTTTCATTCATTATTTACCTACTTCTTTAATTTATCTAAATTTTCAATAGCATCAGGTTTATCTTCATTTTTCTTTGAACCTTTTATGACTTCTCCAGGTGTAGAATCAATTTCTTCTTTAGCTTGATTATCAAGATTTTCATCATTATTACTTTCATTATTATTACTAAACTTTTTCATTAGTTCTTGATTTTCCTCTAAATTAGTTTCTGCTTCTTGTTTCTTTTTAGCTATTTCATTTTTAGCATCTAAATCATCAGGCAACATATTGATTAATGTTTCATCAGCTAATAAATCTCTTAAACTTAATACTCTTGATGTTTCACTTGATGTATCTGTAGGAAGATTAACATTTAGTACTGTTTCAATATCTCTAAAATCATAGGTTTTAGCTTTATCTTTATTAATCTTATTTAGAATTAACTCCCATCTTCTGGTATATCCAGCTTTAAATAAACCTCTAAATGTAGATATTAATTGTTGTAGACTAAAAAACTTCTTTTCTAGTGCTGAATTATTATCTGCTTGAGTAAAGCCTAAATCAGTCATATTTGGAACAAAAGAACATAAGCAAATTAAGTCCATAATTGTTTTCTTATGATTTTCAATAGCACTATCATTTATATCTTTTTTAACCCAGAATAAATCCCCATCTTCTTCTAAATATCTAACACGACTAGTAAGAACGTACTCATCTTCTTTTTCTCTTGCTGGATTAATAACATCTTTTCCATCTTCATTTTTAATAGTCATGGGATTTTCTGGCTTATATCCTTTAACTGCCAAAATAGCATCATCATTATACTTATGCATGTTTCTGCCATTTTGAACTACTCTTTCATAAGCTCTAATTAAACTAATAACTGGCTCATGAATGGCTAATCCATCTTCTTGTTCTAATGCAGTGGCTGGAATATCATCATCCCATTTAGCTGGTTGAGTAAGTTCTTCATCTTGTTTAAATAATGGCTCATCACCATATTTAGCTTTATATGCTTCATTTTTATTAAAAAACAACTCTCTTTTTTCTGGTGTATCTAAATAATAAAACTTACCATTTTTTGTAGTAAGTTCTACCATTGTTTGATATGTTCCATCGGCTAATGTTGTTTCAATTACTCTATAAATACCTATTAAGTTTTTAGGCATTGAATAATCCCATATTGCTACAGTCTCTAAAGCATCAGCTTTTGTATAAACATATTCTCCATATTTATTCTTATAATATATCTCATAAGCTGCCCTCTTAGTAAAGAAATCCCATACCATACTCAAATTATGAAATTCTTCATCATTATAATCAGTGATATGAGCTATAATTTGTTCTATTTCCTTTATGGCTTTTTCATCATTACCTTTTCTTTCGAATAAATCAGAAACAACATTATTGGTATCTTCATCATAGGCATGAACTTTATATTTTGGAGCTTTACCACCAAAATAACCGGTAGCTATAACACTGATATATCTTTCCATTGGAATAATAATGTTTTCATCACTATCTCCAACTAAATCACTATCAGTTACTTTTCTTCTAACTTCATCATATAGGATTCTTCTTGCATTTAATTCCCTTTTTACCATTGAAAATAAAGAACTAATAGCTTCTTCTGTATTTAGTTTATTTTCACTATATCTTAACATCTTATCCCTCTCTTTCTAAATAAATGACTTATCACTTAATTTCATCTTAACTTGTGGTTCGTATAAGCTTAAAACAACAGCATCAGCTCTGTCTGGAGAATGAACATTTCTTTTTTTCATATCTTCTTTTCTCTCAAGCTTAATCGTACCATCGGAATTAATAAAATATTTTCTATTGGTTATTTGTTTTATTAACTCTTCATTGTTCGGAATAGTTATTTCGTTATTTTTTAATTTACTACGTAACGTACCCCACATAATACCAGTAGAATTATAATACTCTATTGGTTCATCATAGCTAACTTTTCCACCTTTGCCACCAAAATGACATTCAATAGCTTTAGCTTTTAAGTTCTTTTCTACTATGACTTCTTTTAATCTATCATAAACACCCACACCTAAACCATCACAGTCTATTTTTACTCTAACAATTATTGATGGATATTTTAGATTCAACATTTTTATTATATTTACTATCTGTCCAGTAAGTTTCATTGTGTCATTATGCTTAAATACATTAAGTCTTTCAACTTGGGATTTATTATATGTAGTAGCAACCACACTTTCATCATCTCCGTATCTAGCTACATCGACACCTAAATCTATACTTTCAACTATATCTATTACTTTCTTTTCAGTTCTAATCATGTCTAATCCTATAAAACTATCTGGATTAGCCTTTGGAAATTCTCCAGCAACTCGAACCCTATAAACATCACTATCTTTACCAAACATGTCTATAATAGTTTGAACATAGTTCTTGTCTACTCTTTCACATTTAGAACCATCTATCGTATGAGTCTTGTACAATTCTCTTTTAGTTGTATGAGATTCATAAAAAAACCCAACCAATTGAGTCGGGTTACCACACATCAGTAATTTAGCATCTATTGTCGACATAGAACCTAATACAGGTTCAAATACTATATCAGGAACACCACTAGCTTCATCAATAATAATTAATACGTGTTCGGCATGTGTACCTTGCAATGCATCCGGCTTATTCGATGTTCTAGCTATTGCAAACCATTCTTCTTGACTACCTTTCAAATAAATTTTTTCACTAGTCCATTCAAAATCTTCATCAAGACTTTTCGAGTTTCTTTTCCATTTACTTACTTCAGCCCACAAGATGTCATGCAATTGATGTTTAGTCGGGGCCGTACATAATATTTTTGGATATGGTCTAGTACTTATATACCACCAAATTATCCAACTTTCTAATGCACTTTTACCAACACCATGTCCACTTTTGACAGACACCATAGGAAATTTAGCTACATCATTCATAACTGCTTGTTGTTCTAAAGTAGGTTGGACTTTTAAAATATCAATAGCAAACTCAACTGGGTGATCAATATAAAAATTAATTGCTTCGCTTTTCATTTCTATCACTCCATGCCTTTTCTATATCATTTATAAACGTTGATTCAAAATTATCTTTTTTACCATCTATTATTTCACTTACATCTTTTAATGCAGATGTTAGCTTTTTTAAATCGGCTCTATCAACTATTCCTAAGTACTCATTACCAAACATATCTGTTTTAATATTTATTTCATCTGTAGCTTCTAATATCTTTCTTAATAACTTATCTGCCACATGATTAACATTAACTATTTCATTAGCTTCTTTTTCAGCTTGTTTCTCAATTACTTTTTCTATTATTTTGGTACTTTTTATGTCCTCTTTTTGGGCCTTTTTTTCTTTCCACCCTTTTACAGACTTTTTCGTATTGCCATTAATAGGAATATTCTTCTCTTTTAAAAAAGCATTTATTGATTTATAGTCGCCTAACAGATACTCTTTTTCTAATGCTTTCCAATTATACTTTGCCACATCACCACCATCATTCTATTATTTTTATTTTAACTACTTTTTATCATTTGTAATTGAACCTAATGCACACATAATAATTATTGTTGCACATATGATCAATGTAATTAAAACTCCATCACTCATTTTTATCTTCCTCCTCAAATACTATATAACTCCATATTTCTTCTTTATGTTCTGCTAATATAGAGATTATAATAGCTAATATAATCATAATTATAATTAATAAAATTGCTAGTATAATTTTCATACTCTTATGTTCCCATAATCAAAATAAATTTCCCATAAGCTTTAGCTATTTCATATTCTATTTTGCAGCCTCTTGCTTTTTCCCAACCAGGAACAAAAACTACTACATCTGCTTCAGCTAATTTTTCAATTGATTTTGCTAAATAATAAATGGGATTATCAAATTCAATATCAAATAGAGTATTTAATACTTCCCACTCAGGATTAATAACTTTAATTACTTCTTCTCTTACAGCTTTAATTTCTTCATCAGTTAAACCATTCATTGGTTGACTTATCATCACTTTCATATTACATCTTTCCTTTCTTTCTATTTTATAAGTACTGTACTAATGAAATACTAGGTCTTTATGATAACGTCAACAACCTTTCACATATCATCAGTACACTACTTATAAAAAGCAGTGTTTTTCGGTGAACCATGATTTCTATGTCACTTATAAGCCTCTTATTTTTTTATAAATAGCATAAAGCAGATAGATTTTCAAACAAGGAGGTTGATATGATATCTACTTTATACTACTTGCAAAATTTGAGGTTAAAAATGACTAGTGTCTTTATAGACACTTCGGATAATAATTTGGCCTTTTTAGAGGTTAATTACTTCTCATTTGTTTCACTCCGAACTCAACTTGGGATACATAAATAAAAGTGTGTTATTTATATAAAACCAATACCCAATTCTTTTTTAATTACTATCCGAACTATCTACAAAGAAAAAAGAACTACTGCTAGTCCTTTTCATAAATATTTCATTATATCTATTATAATATATAAAAGATAATATGTTAAGGAACAGCATTGGGAACCTAAAAAGCAACTTTCACACAAATAGAAAGGAGTCAAAGGTCATTAAATAACTTTTCATGTTAATTATTATTTTTTTATGCTGTTAGACCTTTTAATTAGTGAATAAATAACAAAACCATATAGATTGTCTGTTGGAATCGAACCAACTAAAAATAGCGAATTAATTTTTATTTACCTAATTTTTTTTGCAGTAATGGTTTTTAAAAATAAAAGTTCTTGTAACAAAGGCATCTATTTTTTTAGGAGAAACAAGTAGTCTATCTCTTGTTTAGTTGAGTAATTATTTTTGCAGTAATGCCTTTTAAAATAATGTATGAAGTATAACAAGAGTCAATCTTCTCCACACGGATACCTTTTTTGCTGTATGACTCTTTACGTATCTTAATTATAACATTTTTATTCTTGATAATCAATATCTTGTTTGTATTTTTCAAGTATTCTATCAATATATGTACTCATATCAAACCTATTTTCTAATAGTTTTAATATTTGTAAATTATAACCACTTAAATAAATATTTCCATATTCATCAAATTCTGGTACAGTCTTATTTCTATCATTTAAATTCCACCAAATTAACTTTGTATTAGCTCCATGTTCTTTAAATATTTTCATCGTTTCTTCTTTTGATTGATTAGAACCATAGTCAAACTCCATATCACTTAATACAATTAAATATTCAGGGTACTTATTTAATTTTTGAAGAAGTTGCATTACCTTTCCAAAATCGGTGTTTGAGCAATCTCCAGTATACATCGAATGATATTGTTCTTTTAAAGTATCCCCTTTGATAGTCATTAATTGTGGATAAGATGAAAATGATATTAATTGATTTCTAGCATAAGTAGAATGTGTTGATAATGCATGTGCTAAACTCATAGCTATATCCAATATAGAATCTTCGTCAATATATCCCATTGAACCACTAGTATCTAATATAACAATAGCATCTAATTCTACTCCCAGAGTTTCATTATCTATTATTTTTTTACCAATAACATCATCTACATTGCTATTACTGCCTTTAGTTGCAATTTTATAAGCATCAGTTACATTTGCTGTAGATACATTAACTTTTGCTTTATTTTCTTTCACATCTTCAATATATTTTGTAAATCTTTCTTTAGTATCTTCTCTGGTAGAAAAAGCATGAAGGTATTTTGTCATAGCCAAACTTGGCACTTTTTCAAAATCTATTGAATCCACTAAAGGATGACTATATTTTCTTTCTTCAAAAACTCTTTCTAATTCATTTTGATTTTCATTTTGTTCTGCATATGATAGTTTGTATTCTGTAGTAGAATCAACTTTAATTAATGCTCTATAGTCTTTTTCAGATATTCCCCACATTTTGCATAACGTTTTAGCTACTAATTTATCTTTGCCCGTTAATCTTGGCATCCATTTTTTTGCTAAATCTTCAGATAAATTATCTTTCAAATATTTAAGATTTTCATCTGTAGGAATATGCCATAAATCATCATATCTTCCAGCTTTAACAATGTTACTTGCACTTACTTGAGATAATTCCATTAGCTTTCTACCTAAATCTCTTCTTCCTAGTCCGAATCTCGGATCTCTTACAAACATTGAAAATAGTTTTTCTTTTTGACTAGTTCCAATTGTTACTTCATTTAAATTTTTTTCAAAATATGGAGTCATAAAAAACAAATCAGTTAAGTTATCACCAGTGCTTTTATAAGCTTTATCTCCATTTTCAGTTATTTTTTCTTGTAATAATTTTTGTAGTTTATTCATATTCATCTTCCTTTCTAATATCCTAACTCATTAATTACATTGTTTGGGAACAACAATATTCGTATTTCATTTATTAATTTATTTTTTGCTTTTTTTATGGTAGTATCTGAAACTTCAAAATACTCACACATTTCATCAATAGTTTTTCCTTCAAAATATTTTAATCTTATTATTTCATAATATTTTTCATCTTTAAAACTATTAATAATACCATTAATTTTTTCTATATAACTATAATTAATAACATTCGATTGTGTTATTTTATTAATCTTTTCTTCTATTAATTCTTGTTTATCTTGAATAATAGTTCCATGGCTCATTGATGTAATATCTTTGGATTTATTTGGCAAGCCATGTTTTTTTAAATATCTTATCTCTTCTTTATTTTTATTAATTGCCTCTTTAATTTTAGGATATAAATATAAGGCTTGTTCAGTTACTTTAAACGAATTATTTTTATTTCTTATTTCATATCCTTGGTCTTTTAAAACCTCCAAAACCACCATAACATTTTCTTTACTTATTGTTGTATCCATAATTTCTATTCCTTTCTCAATTCTTCTTTAAAAGATTTTTTTAATATTTTTGTAATTATGTTGTTTAATTTTTCAATAGTTTCATAATTAACTATTTCATTATCAGTAATACAATTATCACAAATGTTTTTAGTATCAGCATCATATTCTACTGCTAATTGTCTTGCTTTATCCAAAGAGTAACAACCTTTCTTTACCTCAATTAATTTTATAGGATTATAAGTCTTATAACAGCTTTCAAGTGATTCCCCTAAAACGTATCTTGTTATAAACTCATTTAATCTTAAAATATGATGCAATTGTTTAGGATCATATCCAAATTTTTCAATTTTATCCAAAAGATTTGGATATGGATGTTCAAGAGCTTTTAACTTTTCCATAGACATTCCTTTAATACATCTAAAAAGTTGATTTCTATTAATATCTGACACTAAATCCCTGATACTTTTCAATTCTTCTAATTCTTCTTCAAACTCACTATCATATTTATAATAATCAGTATATAATAACTCTAAATAGGATAAATTTTGTTTTATAAACATATCTTTCATAACCCTAATATCTTTTACATCTATATGCTCATTGTTATCCATTACAATAGTAGTTGATACAGGTTTTTTATTCAAAATAATGTCTTCTAATTTAGGTATAACAATTGCCTTTGCATCAATATCACTTTTATAATCATCATCATATACATCCAAACCATAATTTTGACTTCCTTGTAAATATATAGCTATTACCTTATATCCTAAATTTTGTAAATAATTGTACTTTTCTTCTATATTTTTCATTATATACTCTCTTTTATTATTCATTTGATACCTCATAAAACATTTCTCTTAAAGTAATAATGTCCTTTTGTAATATTTCATCACTTTGTTTCTTTAACCATGCATAAAAATAATTAGATGTGGAATTATTTAATGATGACAATTTAACATTATGATGATTAAGCATTTGTTCTTTAATTCTTCTCATATGTTTCCAAAAGTTATAGTATGGAAATTTTAACTTAACCATAATATTTCCAGATTCAATTACTACTCCCTCAATATCAGACTTTGATAAATCATCTTCATCGGTATTATCTAAATACCATTTATGAAAGTCTCTAACATTATCAAACACCTTATAAATTGTTTTACATTCACAATTTAAAATTTTAGATAATTCAACAACTTTTTCATAAGGTTCTCTTATAAATTCTATATCATTATGAATGATATCTAATAATACTAATTTTGATTTATCATACTTGATTATATGTGGATCATTTTCAATGTCAATTACTTCAAATACCAAAGATACATCATGATTCTCTAAATATGTAATCAGCTTACTTTTGTCAATTGTACTCTTCTCAAATAAATTTTTAAAGTATTCTGCAAATTCTCCTTGATTACTAGATTTACTTGCAAAAAACAATGAACCATTAACTAATGATAAAATACCTAAGAAACCATTTTCTTTTTTATAACATGTAATTCTATCTTTAAATTTAATCAATAAATGTTCTAATTCAGTTTCTCTTCTCTCATTAATGTTAAAGAATTTTTCATAACCTCTAGCAACTACTTTCTCTGTCTTGGTATTCATAAATAAACCTCTAGCTTTACAAGTTAAGTTATTCCATTTTTTATTATTAAATGCTCTTCTAGTAAAATTGAAAGAACTTATATCATTTCCTAAATCAACTTCTCTAATATCTTTTGACATTCTTAATTGTTCTATTAGAGGTATTTCATTAACTATAGCTTTACATTCTTGAAATTCATTTACTTCTTCTAGTTTTCCAAAATAATCATTTTTAATTTTTATCATTTGTGGTTCTTTATCATTTTCCAGTTGCAAAACTTTTAAATATCCACCAAATTCAACTTTACCTTCCAGGTTATAGGAGTTATTTACATTATCAACTTCAAATGTGTTTCTATGTCCATGTATTTGAATAGTGTCATGACAATTAGAACTAAATACTTCATCTATTTGAACATTATAATCACCAACTCCATTTATAAATTGTTGAGTTGCAACTAGTTGTAATTCCTCTGGTACATAATTAATACCACCATGAATAATTAAATACTTTTTACCACAATATTCAAAATAAGCTAATTGTCCTAATTTTCTATAAAATTCTCTAATGTCTTTTTTATCTATACTATCCAATTCAAAAGATGTTTTATTTGAAAATGTCTTACTTTTAATTTGTTCATACTCTTCTAAAGAATAATAATTTAACCATTTTTCATGATTTCCTTCCAAAAATAATACATTTTTGTTTTTTGCAAATTCCATTAAAAATATCAATGTTTCTTTATTTTGTAATCCTCTATCCACATAATCTCCACAAAATACATACATTTCATTTTCATTGTATGGATATTTATCAAAGTATTCTTTTAATGGATTAAAACAACCATGAATATCTCCAAAAACATTAACTCTAGTATACTTATCAAAATTAAATAATTTAACTCCAATATCTTTCCAAAAATTATTTCTATCAACCTTTACCCATCCACTAGTTTTTTCTTGAGTTTTCAACCTAGAATAAATTTTATCTATTACCTCCTCTGGAACTCTTTTATAATCTTCTCTCATCAAATTTCTTTTTTTACATTCTTCTAATGAAACATCGCTAAAATCCACATAATACTTTCTATATCTATACCTTTCACATAATTTGTTATATTTACTAAAATCAGATGACTTACTATGAGTTGCATCCACTATGACAAACTCACCTTGTTCCATTCTTTTTTCCAGCAACTCAAATAATAATAACCATACATAACTATCATTTCTTTGACTTATTACTCTATAAGTTTTTTCTGGTACTAATATTGGGCTTTGAACTAACAACCTAATGGAATCAGCACTTAATGTATATTTTTCCAATCCCATTTCTTTTATCCATGTAGATTTACCACTACCAGGACTACCTCTTAAAATTACTAATGTTCTCACTATAACACCTCCTACTTTTTTCTTTTTCTTTGAACATTTTTATGCTTGCCAATTTGATTTCTTGTATCTTCTAATAAAATCATTTAATCAACTCCCTTAAAATAATCTTCTACAATTTTGTGTATTATGTTATGTGAATTAGCACTTATATCGCAAAAATCGTCTATTGAGAAATCAATATCATTAAACGATATAAAGCTATATAAATAACAGTGCATTAATTCGTGATACAATGTTTTCTCTTTTGTTTCTTTTTTTATATCTTTGTATAACCATATTTCTTGAATACTAGGAAATGTAGTTCCATAATAGCAACCATCTCCACTAAAATCATTGTGAGCAGAACATAATTCGTTTTGTTCAACTTCTTTAATAATCCATTCTCTATCATTCATTTTAAATTTCATTTAATCAACCTCATTTTCATAAATATTTCCTATTACTTTCATTCTATCTAAATGTTTCATAGAAGAACTAGAAATATGACCTTTTATTTGAAAACTAGCCGTGTCTTTATTCCAAGTTATAACACCAATTTCATCAGGTTTAGTCCATTCATAATCAAACATAACTTTATCTCCTTCGTAAATTTCTACGCCATTTTTATCCTTTATCCCTGTATATTGCATTAAATGAATATCTTTATGATAAGGCTCAAAATGTGTCCAATGAGGTTCACATTTATAATCTACTTTGTCAGGTTCAATCCACATCGCACAAGCAGTATAATTTTTATCATCTTTAACTTTTTCCCAATCTCCATAAATACCAACAAGTACTTTATAATTCATATATTTGTATTTATTATCCCAAACTCTAAATTTTATTTCTCTATTCATTTTTACCTCACATCAACATTTATGATTACTGTATTTAATTCTTTATCTGATTCAAAATTTAATACTTCCGCATTTAAAAATTCTTTGTTTATAATTCTTTTCATGCGTTTCATCGTATTTGCCGAATAATCTTCAATGCCAAATTCAAACCAGTCTTCCAACATTTCACCATATTTTATTCTAATTATGTCAGTATTTAATTTTTTATTCTCACTGCTACAATTTGGTGTAATATATCTAAAATTATATTTTTCTAATAAATCAATTAATTTCATTCTTTGCCTCCTATTGCTTTATCATTTTTATCATAAATTAGTCTACCAAAGTTCTCAAATAACCATTTTGCGCCTGAATTATCATTGAAAAATAAATTCCGCATGCTTCTTGGTAACTTTCTTTCATTATTAAATTCTCTATTTCTATATACTTCTTCTGGGGTTTTATCACACTTATACACTCTACAAATTTCAGGTCTAATCGCGTAAATCTTACATTTTTTACTTTTATTATCTCTAAAAGGGCATGTATTGTCATAAGTTATTAAAATGTTTCTTGGTGTAGCTTCAATTTTATTTTGTTTTACATACTTAGCTATTCTCTTTATTTCATTTTTAGATAGATGTAAAATATCTCCACAGCAATTTCCACAACTTGAGCATTTTCCATTACAAGTATAGTTTGTAGTTTTCACACTTTTATTAATATCAGTCATTTTGTCACTCTTTCTTTCAATTCAGACAGATTTATCACTTTTTGTCTGAGTTATTTCTTTGTATTTTTGTAAAATTTTTTCTATTTTGTTTATATAACTATAAACAAATTTATAAGTACTATTATTTTTTTGGGGGATTTTATATAAATCACATAAATGTTCTAAATCTTCTTTTTCTTTTTTAATTTCATCTTCTAAATATTTTATAAACTCTTTTTGTTGATTAATTAGTTTTGTATTTTCTTCATATAATAATTCACTAGTTAAAGTACCAACTTTTTCATATTTATTTTCAAGTTGTTTCTTTAATTCTTGATTTTCTTTTTGGATTTCAATACCTTCATTATGAGTTTTAGTAAACTGATTAATCCATTGTTTTCTGTCCAATTGTAAAAACTCTATTATATCTAATAAAACAAGTTCATTTAATTGTGCTAAGGTTATTCTATCTTTAAATGCTAATTCTTCTATATTCATTTATTCCACCCCAATTCTGTATTCCATACTTTCAAATTGTTCTTTTGTTACTATTGATTTAATATCTTCGTTTTCCCAATCAGAGCAAGTTCCATATAATTCAATATATTTTTCATGAGTATTAAGATACTCACTTATTTTAGTAACAGGAAGTCCGTTAACATAATCTCCCACTTCAATTAAATCTATTATTTCATAGCTTGCTTTCGCTATATCATTATCACCAATAAACATAATATCTCTTAGGTAACTTGCTTCAACTCCATATTTCATATTTGGTTCTCGAAAATCATTGATATTTATTATTCTGCATATATATCCATCTTTTGTTCTTACATGCATTCCAACTTCTAATTTCATTTTTATTCACCTATCTTTCTCCCACAAAACGGGCAATAATTTATTTCAACATACCTAGCTCCATAAATATTATCAAACATTAGCCCAGCCTTTTTATCATTTTGTCCTTTAAGGATAAATAATTGTAAATAATCAATTATATCTGGATTTTTACTTACAGAATATCCATGTGTTTCTTTTAATTCATGAGTCCTTATAGAATACCCAAAGATTGCACCAGGATACTCAGAACTATTTCTACAATATTTACAATCTTTTTTCATCTTGACGAATCCTCAAACTTTTCAACTAAATCAGCTTTTATTAAGTCATATAAAACATCATATCCATAGTTAATAAATAATAATTTTCTTGTTTTTAAATCAAAAAATATATCATGTTCTCTATCGTCTCTAACTATGCAAATAGCATTGTAGTAGTATTTTTTCTTAAATCCATACTTTTCTAGTTCTTTTAAATTTACACTATCCTTAATTTTCAACATTACTATCACCATTAAAATTTTTAACTTTATAAATAATATCTGCTAATTCATCAGCACTTACATATCCTTTTACATCATCATCACATTCAACAAATTTTTTTGTTACAAATTTTTCATTATAAATTACAGCTATCTCACAATCTCTACTATCTATTGAATCAAAATTAGAAATACTTAAAAGCTTTCGATTAAAATGATTTTCACTATAACTTCCAAAACCATTAAATATACTTATGGTATAGCCATTTTCGAACGTTAACCGAAAATGTCCTTTATTTGCTTGTATCATTATTATCACTTCCTTGTTTTAATTCTTGCATTTCGTTATATTTTTTAGCATAATAAATCATGCTTTCTATATAACCCATATCACTACTTTCTTTTTCAAATTCTTTCCAATTAACGTATTCATCATTTACAAAATTATCAAATCCAAAACCACATTCTATAGCCCAATTAATAATTGTTAATAAGGCTTTATTTTCTTCTAATAACATAATTCTATTTTGATAATATGGCATATTATCAGTAGCCATACATTCAGTTGAATTTGGGCAATATGGTGTTTTTCTTTTTATGCAACTTTCACATTCTCTTTTCATTACTATCACTTCCTTGTAGTTCTTGCATTTTATCTAAAATCATATTACACACGATTACTTCTGCTTGTGTAAATGTTTTCCCATATCTTTTACCATATGATTTTTCAAATTCTTTTAATTTAGTTTTTCTTATATATTCTTTTAATTTATTCCAATTAATTTCTAATTCTACATAATCATAATACAGTGCCGCTAATAATTTATCTTCATAAAAAGCTTCAGAATTGTTTTCGACGTTTCTACGTATTATACGTAGTGTATCAATATAATTTTTTATTTCTTGTAATTTGTTTGGGGTCATTTGTTAGTGCTCCCTTCAAGTATTTTTTCTAATTCTAATAAGTCATCTATTACAGTATCATCATTACCCTCATTAAACATGTTATCTATTTTATTTAAAGCCTTTTTTATTATTTCTTTTAGATATTCATTTTCTTGTTGTAATTGCCTTATTTGGTTTATATCGTACCAAGTTTCTCTAAATAATTCTGTTTCTGGTGTATCTGACATATATGATTTTTTACTACATCCTGTTATTTGACAAACACCACTTTTATTATGTTCACAATTATATCCACAAATTTTACTCATTCTGACACCTCATTTAATATATCTAATTTTTTGTCAATTCTGCATATCATTTTGTTTAGCCGTTTTATCCCTCTTTTTGTTATTCTAATATGAAAATAGTGATATCTCTCATCGCCAAATGTATATTGTTTTTTATTTTTAAAAATACAAAAGACTAAATCTATATTATGTTTAGAACTTATGTTAAACATTGTTCCACCTTCATTTAAAGCATTAACCATTTTTTCATTTATAGATGATAATTCTTCTTTCAAATCATTATAGTAGTTTAGCTTATTTTCATATTTTTGGATTTTTTTATTGTTGTTTAATTTTCTACTATATTTCTTTATATTTTGAATTTTTCTATTCATTCTGACACCTCATTCAACAAATTAATAACCTTTTCTCTTTGTTTAATTTCCATATTATCATTTAGAGCATTGTCTGATGGTTGTACTTTTATCGCTTCAATTTGTATTTCAAGCATTCTAATTACTTTTTTTATCTTTTCTTTTAGTTGTTTGTTTTCTTGTTGTAATTTACCAATCATCAATTCTAAATCATGTATTTTCTCGTCTTGTTTATGTATTCTATACATTCTTTTTTGATTTCTAGTGTGTTCTTTTAATTTCATTCTGACACCTCATTTAATATATTTAACAATTTGATAAATTCATCTTGGCTAGATTGATATTTTAAATTGCCTATTAAAAAATATTCTAGCCTTGTAGCAATTTTATCAATTACTTCTTGTTGTTTTTCGACTTGTTGTTCTAAATCTTCTATAAATGTGCCAATAATTTTTGCTTCGTCTACTGGAACATTATTATTAAATAAAATTGCTGATATATTTAATTTATTTTTTAATATTTCTTTTCTATTCATGTTCTTATTTCTCCATTCCCATTGGAAGCTAATACCTAGACAAAAAGAAGAGAATGAAAAATATTATAGATAACATTTTTTTGTCTAGGAATTAGCTCCCAATTGAGCTAATTTTTTATTTTAAGATTTTTGAGATATCCATTAAATTACCATCACCCATTACAGAAGGTAATTTGCCATCCCATTTTTCAATAAATTGTTTTAGTAATACTTCATCAGTAGTATTTTGTCTTAACAATTCATTTGCTTTATTTGTAGCTTCAGCTTCTACTAATTTAGCTTCAGCATCTAATTTAGCTTTTGCTAGATTTTGTTCGGCTACTTGTTTATTTTCAATTGCTTTTGAATACTCTTCTCCAAAGCTTAAATTTGTAATATTAAAATTGTCAATTACGATTCCATATTTTTCAACTTTCTTTTGAAGTTCTTCATAACAATTGCTTGATACTTCATTTCTTTTAGTTATTATTTCTTCTGCAGTGTATTGAGCTATTACAGATTTAATACTTTCTTTTATTGTGGGTTCTAAAATAGTTGTTTCATAACTATTTCCAACTGTCTTGTAAAGATAACTTGCTTTATCACTTTCTATACGATAATTAACTGCTATATCTGTTTGCACTGTTTGCAAATCTTTACTAGATGTTTCGGTATTTATTTCTATTTTTTGTACCTTAATATTTACTTTAACTATTTTTTCAATATATGGAAATTTCATATTGAAACCTTCATTAAGACTACTATCAACAATTTTTCCAAATCTTACTTTTAATCCAACCTCTCCACTATTTATTGTTTTAAAGCTACAAAATAATGTAACTATTAAAAATATTAATATAACACCTAAAACTATTGCTTTTCCTACTTTAGCATCTCCATGTTCATCAAACCAAAATGTCCCTTTATTATTTTTATTATTATTTATAAATCCCATATCCATAATTAATCATTCCTTTCCTCTATTTTGTATATAATCCATACAATCAATAAACAAATAATAGTTATTGATAATGGTATCAATGTAGGGCTTAACACCCATATCCAACTCCAATTAATTACCTTAACAAGTTTTAACACTATAAATACTATCTGTAATACTCCCATAAAACCAATTCCACCACTAACATTCACATTATTTTCATTATTTTCCATTTTCTAATTCCTCCATTTTTCTTTCTTCGTAATAATAATCTTCATCATACAGGTTTTCTTCTGTTTCTTCTATTTCTTCTGGAGGGCTAGGATATAACCCACCATAATATTCTTCAGTTTCCACACATACCTCCTATAAATCGAAAATTGTTAATTGTTCATTATTTTCAATTTCTTTCAAATTTTCAACTCCTGTATTAAAATAACTTTTCTTTAATTCACACATAATTGTTTTTCTTTTCATTTTTAAAGATTCATATCCTACACTGAATACACCACCAAATGGATCAAAAACTACCTCATTTTCATTTGTGTACCAATGTACTAATTCGTGAATTAAATCTAACTGTAATGGAGTCATGTGTTTTTCATCTTTTTCTTCTTTAGCTAATTTTGTATTTAAAACATTAGTCCTTGAAATATTCATCCAGCATGGGCTAGCTAACTCAGTCCAATGAGTAAATTCTTCATCATTATTTTCATGTTTTATATGAACCCATTCATCTTCTCTTTCTATCTTTTGCATAATTACTAAATAATCTGCCATACCCGTTCTTGTAATTTCTGCGAACTTTTTATAGCTATTCCACAAAATACTAGCTGACTTTGTTCTAGTAGCTTCTATCTGTGGATCTGTCCATATTGTTATCTCTCCATGATATGTCCATTTATGTTTTTGAAATTCTTGTATTAACATTCCTCTAAAATCAATCAATCCCATTGCTCCATCTCTACCTTTAAAAGTAGGTATTTGTTTTAAATGTAAACATATTAATCTACCAGGTTTAGTAATACGATATAGTTCTGGTATTAAGTAATCTAATTGATTAAAATATTCATCTAAATCTTTTACATTACTAAAATCCCTAATATCATCACTATACGTATACAAATTAGCAAATGGAAACGAAGATATAGTTAAATCAATTGAATCATCTGGAAGTTGCTTACATACCTCAACACAATCGGCGTTATAGGCAATCCATTTTTTTCCTTTTTCTATTCTCATAACCAACTTGGCAACTCAATAGTACTATCAATCTTTTTTTCTTTCTTTTCTTCTTGTTTTATTTCTAACAATTGAATATCTTTTGTACTAATTGACATACTATTTTTCATTTCTTGTTGTTGCTTTTCCTTTCTTCTAATTGTTTCTAATATAATTTTTTCAGTTGAACCTAATACTATATAACTATTAACTTCTTCTTTTTGACCAAATCTATAAAGTCTTCTCAATGCTTGATAATAATTTTCATACGAATATGTAAGACCACAAAATATTACATTATGGCAGTTTTGAAAATTCATTCCATAACCAAATATCTTTGGCTTACTTATCAAGTATTTAATTTCTCCACTTTTAAATTTTTGACTTGCTTCTTCTTTAAATGTATTTTTATCACTACCTCGTACCTCAACTGCATCTGGTAATAATAGCTTTAATTTATCAGCTTCTTCATTCATGTCAACCCAAATTAAATATTGTTCATTAGGATTATTATCAATTATTTTTTTTACTCTTTTTGTTCTACTTTCTATGGTTCTCTTTTTTTCCTTATAGAAAGATGTAGCACTCATTTCTATTGTTCTAAATAATCCATCACTATAATCATCAGAATCAATATTGATATCTACTATTTCTTCTTTTTCATTGAGCTTCGGCAATATATAACCAGTGTCATCAAATCCAATATCACTAGGTAACTCAATATTTAATGCCCAACTAGAAACCCATTTCCAAAAATCCATAGTTGCATGACCTTTTAATCTCCAACTACCAGTTTTCATATCATTTATAAAAAATATACTCAATGCCTGTGCAGTAGTCATAACATTTAAAAATTCAGCATGATTTAATAATTCCATATAGTCGTTAGGTGCTGGTGTTGCAGTACAACACAATTTATAAGGTGTATTTTTAAACTTTTCAGTTATTTTAGTTCTTGTTGATCCAGTAAAATTTTTTAATATACTTGACTCATCTAATACAACACCTATAAATTTATTTGAATCAATATTGTCTATCATTTCATAGTTTATAATATTAATCCCATCTTTAATGTCATCATTACTTCTAATTATATTTACATCAATATGTACTTTTGGTGCTTCTTCTTTTGCTGTCTGTACAGCTACACCTAAAGGTGCAACAATTAGAACATTACCTCCAGTTTTTTTATGAACTTGATAAGCCCATTCTAATTGTTGTATTGTCTTACCTAAACCACATGATTCAAATAATGCACATCTACCCTTTTTTAAAGCCCATAACACACATTCTTTTTGCCATTCAAATAAAGTATTATTTAATTCTTCTTTCTTTACATCTAATCCAACACTATTAAATTGTGTTGTTTTATTTCTTAAAAATTCATAATAGTTCATCATAACATTCCTCATTTAGAAGTAAAACATCTAAAACTAATTTATACAAATCAACTTTTTTAATAACAATCTTTTCACTTGTTTTTTTAATATTTTCTCTAAAAGTTAATTTATTAATTTTATCTAATAACCATTCTTTACTAAACTCTATATTTTCTTCCATGTTTCCCCCTAATCCAAACATAATAACTCTTTCCAATAAACAATATTAAGACCTTCCTCACTAGCCATATCAAGTACTGTGTCAATTAAATCTCTCATTTCTTTTTTATCCATTTTGGAACTTCCATAAAAGCATTTAAAATCACAAAATACTTTACCATTCATTTGGATTTTTCTAACTAACTTAACTGCTCTAAAATTGTCTATTAATAAATTTTCTGCACCCATTGGAACTAATAAATGTTCAAATTTTGCTCCAGCCCTTTGCAAGGCTTCAATGTATATATCAAAATCATCACTAGATCTATCGCCATTTCTTGCTTTATCTATTTCTCCAATGATAGCCCACATGTATTTATTTTGTTGTTCTGTTCTTTTGTCTTGAGCTTTTGATACAGAAATAGCATATAGTTCTTTTTTATTTAGTTCCTTTAACAAATGCTTATAATTATCTCTAATTGTAAAAGTTATTTCAGTTTCATTATTTTCATTTTTACCAAGTCTACTATAATTACCTATTATTTTCATACTGCCTCTTAAAATGGTAAATCATCAGCAGATAAAGTAAATTCATCCCCAAAATCTTTGTATGGATCATTTTCTTCTGCTACTTGTTCAGTAACTGATGTTTGACTCACTGGAGTACTCGTATCATCCGGTTCTGGTCTACTATCTTTTGATTTACTTTCTAAATATTCAAGTTGACTTATAACAACATCATAAGAATATTCTTTAGTGCCATCTTCTTTATCATAACTATAAGTATGCAATTTTCCAGTTAAGCCTATACGATTACCTTTTTTCATATACTTACATAAATTTTCAGCAGTCTTTTCCCAACATAAGCAATTAATAAAATCTGCATTATCAACTCTTTCTCCATTTTTATTTGTATAGCTATTATCAACAGCTAGTCCAAATCTACAATAAGATTTTCCATTTGTATGAGTTTTTAATTCGGGATCTTTTGTTAATCTTCCAACTAAACTAATTACATTCATAATTATTCATCTCCAAGAGCTTTTTCTAAATCTTCTAAGCCTTTTGATAAAAGCTCAGATAAGTTTTTCAAAAATTTATTAACTTCTTTATCTAATTCTTCTTGCGTTTCTTTTTCTGTTTTTTTATTCAACTTAAAATCTTCTTCTAAGCCGATTCTAATAGTTTTCCTCAGTAAATCTTCACTAACCCCACTATCTTTTATTTGATGTATTAAGAAACCTAATATACACAATATATCGGGCATTTTGCCTTCTATAGCAATTCCATTATCAGTTGCTATGATTTTGTTTTTTGATCCTTTTAATAATTTTTCTAATGCTTTTTCATCTATTTTCTTTTCCATAATTTTTTTACCTTTCTTTAGGAAATGTTATACGCACATATCCTTTTTTACCTTTCTTAATTTCTTTTTTTGTTATTTTATATTCTGCTAGTTTTAAGTTATATTGTTCATAAAGCTCTGGATTTTCTTTAACAAATCTTTCTTCATCATAACTTTCAATTTCAACTTCTTTATCTGGAGAATCTTCCACTAAAGTAATTTTTGTACCATTTGGAGTTTCCCATTTATTTAGTCCTACCCTTTCCATTCCAACTTTTAATTCTTCTTTAGCTACCTTATACCTATCTTCAATTTCTTTCATTTTTGCTAACTCTGTTTCAAGTATAACAACCTCACTTGATAATCTAGCTAAATCTACAGGCAATAGTTCTTCTTCAGTAATAAATGGGTTTTCTTTTACTTTTGCTAAGTCAATTCTAAATTGGTCCACTGCTCTATTTATTTGTTCAATTAATTCTTTATAATTATCTAATTCAACATCAAATACTTGTAATCTTTTTTTATCAAATTTTTCATTAAAATCATCAGGTCTTTCATATACACATAATTGTCCTAATTCTTTATTGTAATGATACATATAGAATAATAATTGAACTAAATAAACTTTATACTCATCTAAATTTTTATGTACTTGTGAAGTGGTTTTTATTTCAATAATTACTGCTCCATCGTATCCATCAACATGACATCTAACATCATCTTTAATCAACTTATCTTCTTTATATTCTGTATGATCTATTTCACACATATAATTTCTAATTTTAGGTTCCATTATGTTTCCATATTCCGTATACTCATTGCCAGTAAAATCATTCTCTTTTAATCCTGCTTTTTCAAGCAATAAATCAAATCTTGTTTTAAAAGGACTTATTCCCATTATGATTGGTATATCAGAACCTCCAATATATTTTTCTCTATCAATTGTTACTGCTTGCATTTTGTTTTCCTTTCAATAGTTCAAGTACTTTTTCAAAAGCATCATTACTAGATTTGGCATTTAGTTTATATGATTTAGCTATCTCATTCATATCAAGTTTTTGAATCTTGCAATATTCAACTAATCTATCTCTAAAATTAATTGTTTTTGTTTCTTTAGTTTTTTGATTAGCCATAGCATTTTGTACTTCCTCTGCACTTGCTATACTTGTATCTATTCCAAAACCACACATTCCTAAAGCTCTACCAACAGCACTTGTTTCACAATTTTCTATATAACTAGTTTTATTTATGAAAGTACTATTTTCTTTTTCGTATGCGGTTCCAGTTGCTAGAAGTTTGGCATTTTGATCCAACACCTCAGCTTTGAAAATACAAACTCCATTTTCATTGCTTATTATTTTAGTTTTAATTGTTCCTTGTGGATACACCATTCTATATGCTTTTATTCTTTGATTTACTTCCGCATAGTCTTTTCCTTTAACGTCAGTAGTTTTAATAGTTTTATTTGCTTCTTGTATGTCTTTAAAAGTTATTTCTTGCATATTATCTTTCCTTTCTTTTCTTTTTTAGTTAGAGTTTCCAATACTCTCTTTTCTTCTTTTAATTTTTTGTTTTTTTCTTTTAACTTGGCATTTTCTTCTCTTAGTTTTTCGACTACATCAGGAATGCCAACATAATCAAGATAACTTTCTAATAAGCCATCTTTAATACTCTCTTTTAATACTTGATATTTACTTTCAAGAGTATTGTACTTTTTTAATAATTTTGTATTATCAAATAAGACTTTAATTTTCTTTAGCATAAAGATATTCCTCTTTGTTTTTTCTAGCAATAGACAATGAATAATTTAATTTCGTAAGAAGTGTATTTATTTGTAACAATTTTTCTACCTCTTCTTCTGAATAACTATTTGATGTTCTATCTTTAAACATGTCCTTTCTTTCTTTTAAAAGAACATTTTCAATATTTTCTAAATCTTTTTCAGATAATAATAAATTAATTTTCATAATTTCCTCCATAAATATTTTTTTCGGTAAAAATTTGTTTAGTTTTGTTATATTCAAATGGTATTTTTCCCAATCTACCATCTCGATTTTTAACAATCTCAATTACCATATCATCAGTAAATTTTTCTAAACCAGATGCTTGATTTTTATCTTTATAAAGTAACAACACTTTACTCGAACTATTTTCCAATTCCCCACTGTCTTTTAACATTGATAAACTTAAATCATCAGCATTATAGCTAGCTCTATTTAGTTGACATGCTGCAATTATTGTACAATCATAATCTAAACAAAATTGTCTTAACGACTTTGCTACATCTGTTGTTTGTTCATATAATGACTTTTTTCCAAAACTTTTTATAAGCCCAATATGGTCTAAAAATATAATTGTATGTTTCTTGTCATCTTTATGTTTAGCCAATACAGCCTTTATTTCATGTAGATAAGTTGCTTTATGTTCAACTATAATTTTGTTGCTTACAATTTCAGAAATACCATTTTTAATAAGTTCTTTTTGTTTGTCTGACTTCGGGCAGTCAATATCATAAACTGGTATTCCAGAATTAATAGCAATCATTCTTTTGTAAATTGTGCTTTTACTCATTTCCATATTGAAATAGATACATTGATATTCTTTCATCAGCTGATTCATAAGATTTAAAAGCAATCCACTTTTTCCAACACCAGTACTTGCTCCTATGATTAGAAAATCACCTTGAACTAATTTTAAAGTTTCATTTAGTTTCGAATAGTTGTCTAAAGCAATTCCCACATTTTGAGAATTGATATTCTCTAAAAGTTCGGTTTCATCGATTATAGTTGTTTCATCTTTGATAACAACCTCATTTACTTTTTCCATATAGTCCAAATATTTATCACAATCGATTTCTCCATTGTTTAACTTTGTTGATAAATTTTTAATAACTTTCTTCTTGTAATTTTCTAATATTATCTTTTGCATAGTCATAAATTGTTGTCTGATATTTGAAATTGGTACATCTTCATCACTGATAATATCTAGTGCAACATCCAGTAACTTTTCATGTCCATGACACATAGTAACAATGTCAACTGATTTATACTTTTTCATTGCTTCAATAGCTAATGCAAATATTTTTTTATGATTATCTATTTCTAAGTATTGTGGTTTTATTTGTAATAAGTCAAAGCCAATCTTAGGTTGAAGTATAAGAATTGATAAAAATGTTTTTTCTACTAATACTTGGTTCTTTTCTATATCCATTCTTTACTATCTCCGTTTAAATTTTGATAATTAGAATAGTATTTTTTACTATTTCTTTCCCAAGTCCTAATTGCGGCTTTCCAGTCTTTCATGTGATTTTTTCCAACCATCCAACCAGTAGTTTCGTAATGATCGTAAAAGTATTCAGCATCAATACTATTTTTTCTTTCAATACAATATTTTTTTATTTCTTCGATTGTCGGTTTAACAAATTTTTTCTTTTTATTATTTTCTTTTATATTCTCTACTTTACTATACTCTACTATACTATACTGGGTTGACCGTTGGTTGACCATTGGTATACCAAGTGATTTTTCCTCGGTTTCTTCTAGGTTTTCATTATTTTCATTTTCTTGGTTAACCATTGGTATACCATCATTTATTATTTCATTTTTATTTATTGCATCGTCAGATTCTATTACCTGATCGTGCATTGGTATACCAAGAGAATATTCTCCATTTTTTTCAATTATTAACTTTTCTTTTTCATCTCTATGTATTGTTTCGACATATCTATCTTTTCTTAATAAATTATTAATTTTCCAATGTTTAATAACAATTACACCTTTTTCAAAGGGGATAATAAATCTTTTTGATATAAGAACTTTTATATCATCATCTTTACCACCAATTAGTCTTAAAACACTTTTCCAATTATCAATAAAGCCATCATCATCAGCTCGCATATTCAAATGAAAATATACAGCTTGTGTAGTTAAGGGCATTTCTAAAAACTCATCGCTATCTATAACTCGTTTATCAAACATTCTTTTTTGAGCCATATCTTTTTCCCTTTCATATTAATTTTTATTATTAAGACATCTTATTTCTTGATAGCCTGCAAGGTATAACATATCACATTTAAATAAAACAGAACACTTACACATTAAATCGATACTTGGTTTATTGAAACCATTTTCCCAATTTGCTACATTTGAACGACTAGTGTTAAGTTTTTTTGCTAATTGAGCTTGTGTTAAATTTAATCTTTTTCGTTCAGAAATAAATATCTTGTTTTTCATGTACTCTCCTTTGTATAATTTGATTTTTTTAATTTTTTTTGATAGATCGGAAGAGCGTCGTGTAGGGAAAGAGTGTA